TGCTTATGCTAGACTGTGACTACATCCACCCGCCCCGAGGGGCTCCGAGCAACGGCACGGAGCTCCGCTACAGATTCGAAGCTCTTCTGAGCCCGAAGTAACCCCAACCCCAGAGATTCCCCATGCCCGGCTTCAATACTACCGGCGCTCCCAACACCCAGGATTATGTGCTGGGCAGGGGGCGCGTCTTGCTTGCTCTTCTCGACGACGCTACCGGCCTACCCGATGTCGATGGCTATCGAGATCTCGGCAACTCGCCTCAGTTCACTGTCACCGTTACGACCGAAGATCGTCGGCACAAGAACAGTCGCGACTGCCTTGCCTTCACTGACGCTCTCTTCGTTATCTCGCAGGAACTCGGCCTCGGGTTCCAGCTTGACGAGATCAACTATGAGAACCTCTCTGACTTCCTGAGCGGCTCCACCGAGACCTTCAACAACACTCACGATGTCACCCACACGGATACGTCGATCACGACTGCCGTGAAGCTCGGCCGTTGGTACGAGCTGCGGGATGCCAGCGGCAACCGGGTCTACAACCTGAACGCTACTGGCGTCGTCTACACGATCGAGATGGACGACGTTTCTGACGTTCTCCAAGTCGAAGGCACTGACTACGAAATCGACGAGCAACTCGGCCTGGTCCGATTCCTTCCGACCGCTGTGAACATCGCCGAAGGCGACCCGGCTATCTGGAGCATCACCACGGGCGCGTCTACTCCCCAAGATCTCGATCAAGTCAACGCTCTGCAACGGGCCGCCGTTCAGGGTGCTCTGCTCTTCGTTCAGGACAACGCCCACGACTGCGGTCAGCGTTCTGAATTCAAGTTCCACAAGGTTACCCTCGCTGCCGATGGCGACCTGTCGATGATCGGCGATGAAGAGTCCGTTATGAGCTTCACGGGTGTCGCGGAAGTCAACTCCCTTGTCTCCGATACCTCGAAGGTCTGCACGGTCCGTACCTACAACATGGTCTGATTTGATTCTCAGCCAGGCCAGGTATATATACCTGGCCTGGCTGGGACACGGAGGCAAACAATGTCTAACTGGAAAAACAAATTCGCGTTCAAGAGTCGGGAGTTCGTCACCCAAACGGTCGGCGGGAAAGAGTTCAGGTTCTACCCCAATCGGATGAACTTCCTTTCGGAGCTGATGTCGGTCTCGAAACAGGTGGCTTCCGCCATCTCGATCCTGATGTCCGACAAGTCCTCGGATACGTCAGTGACCACTGAGCGCATCACCGATGGAGCCGGCGGATACATCGACAAGACGGTCATCGGGGCCGTCACTCCCGAGATGGTCACGTTGCGTTCCAAAGAACGCGACGAGGCGATCGAGAAGATCGCCGAGGCGTTCGGAGATATCCGCAACCGCCTCCACCTGGGCTTCCTGCTCATGGATTCCCTGGCCGACGAGTTCCCCTACGACCGCGAGCGCTCGCCTGCGGAAGTGGAGGAGTTCCTCTACGGCGACAACGACGGCTACACTGGGATTTCTCTTCCCCACCTGATCGAGATGGTCCAGGGCTGGATCAAGGCTAACGCCAAGCAATTCGGCTCTGTGGGGGAGAAGATGGCCGCAAAGGCACAGGAGCACCTGAGCGGCCTGAAAGGCTCAAGCCCGGAGAAGCCGGACATGAGCAGTGGCTCCGGCTCCAAGACGCCCTCGTCGCAGCAGTCGGAAGAGGCTTTGATTTAGAGTGGCTACTCTCCCTTGATCTCCTGCAATTCCAATCCCTGATGACTTCCCTGAACCGTGTAATCGCCGAGGAGCGAATCGCCTATGTGGTTGACACGGCTGTCGGAGCACAGGGAATGAATGATGGTATCAAGACGCATCTTGCCGACATCCGCAAAGCTGTCGGCTTGAGTTCCCCGGTGCCCGCCAGCGGTACTAACGAATTCCTTCAAGATCGCGGGGGCCTCGACTACAGGATCTCGGTAAGGGATGAGTTCTCTGCAAGCGTAGAGAAATTCCGAGCCGAGATCCTGTCAGCCCGCGAAGCTTTCGCTTCCTTCCGAGCGGAAGTAGGCCGTGCCGGCAATGCCGCCCAGTCCATCCGAAAGTTGCGAGATGCGACCAGGGGCAATCAACAGATCAAGCGCGAACTCTCCGAGCAGGAAAAGCAAATCAAGCGCTTGGCTGCGGAAGCCCAGCGACAGGCTCAACGAGAGCGAGAAGCTGTTCGAATCAGGAACCAGGCTCAACGCGACGCCACAAGGGAGATCACCCGGCGCACCAGAGCAGAGCGGACGGCCGCTCAAGAGCGAGAACGAATCCGGCGTCGCGAGGAGCAGGACGAAAAGAGAGCCCTCCGAGAACAGCAGCGCGCTCTGGTAGCCCGCATCAAGCAACAGGAGGAACACAACAAGCAAGCGGCCAGGCTCGAGGCCGCCCGCAGGCGCGACGAGGCTAGGCTCGCTAGAGAGCAAGAGCGCGTCAGGCGACAGTCCGTGGATGTCAGGGGCCAGGCTCAAGCTGAGTCCCTCATCCAGCGTCAGATCGTCGCTCAACGTACACTGACGGAACTCCGGCAGCGAGGTCGGCAGGATCTCGTCACTGAGCAGCTCCGACGCCAGGCGGGCGAGATCGAGCGCGCCGGCAGGGGAGCGAACAGCCTCCTGTTCACGTTCCGACGCCTTGTGGGCGTCCTGGCTGTCTTCGCGATCGCCCGTCAGACTGTCGAGGGCTTCCAGCAGCTCATCCGGTTCGGGATCGCGTTCAACGATCAGGTTCGCCGAAGCGAGATCGGTATCGCCGGCCTCATCACCGGCCTGGCGGATGTGCGAACCGCCACAGGAGAGTCTGTCGGTCTGGCTGAAGAGTTCGCCCTAGCCCAGGGCGAGGCCCGCCGACAGGTTGCCCTCCTGAGGCAAGACGCGCTCAAGACTACCGCGACTTTCGAGCAGCTCCTCGATACGTTCCAGGTCGCCATCGCGCCAGGCTTCGCTGCTGGCTTGAACATCGACGAGATCCGGCGCTTGTCGGTCTCGATCTCCCAGGCCGCGACCGCTATCGGCCTGCCGCAGAACCAGCTCGCGGAAGAAATCCGCTCCCTGCTCTCTGGAACGATCCAAGCTCGGACGACTCGGATCGCGACTGCCCTTCAAATCACGAACGAGGACATCCGCCGCCTGAAAGAGACCGGCGAGCTCTTCGACTTCCTGGAAGAGCGCTTCAAGGCCCTGGGCCTGGCTTCCGAGCAGGCCGCACGTCAAACCCTGTCGGGCATCTCCAACCTAGTCCGGGGTGCGATCGGTGGAGTTCTCGGTCAGGCCGTCGAGCCTCTCTTCCAAGAGCTGATCGATCTCGGTAACGAGTTCTTTGACGATGTCCTGACCATCAGGGACTCCGCTGGGGATATCCGCCCGAATCCGCAGGCAATCGCGGCGTTCCAGAGTTTCTTCGACGCTCTGAAGAGAATCGTTGAAGAGGTACGGATTCTCGGTCGAGAAATTGGATTCGAAGGGGTTCAAGCTGCCCTCTCCGCCATTGGTGGCACCCTGCTACTCGTAACGTCCTTCCTGTCCGGGTTCCTGCGTCAGATCGCTGGCCTAGCAGAGATCGTCATCGGGATCTTCCGAGGCATTGCGGATATCCTCGGGGTGGATGTAAAGGGCGGTCTACAGGATGTTTCCAGGCTCATCGGTAGGATCATTGCCGATGTAGTCATCCTGAACGCCGGCTTGCGCCTGGTGGGCTTCAATCTGGCCGGGGCCTTCAGCGCTGGTGGGGTACGGGCGCTCGGAGCCGAGATCGGCAAGATCGGCACCGCTCTCAAGGCAGCGATTCTGACTCCCCTGGGTGCAATCGGAGTCGCCGTTGGAGCCGTGGTGCTGGCATTTGACAAGGTGGTTGAGGCCATCTTCGGAGTCAACACCAGCATCACTGAGACCCTTCGACTGCTCATCCTTGGCCTGAAGGGTGCGCTCCTCAGCGTCGAGCAACAGGCGCTTGAGACCGCCGTCAGAATCCAGTTCGAGCTAAAGAAAGCTCTGAACCCCAAGGATGCCGACATCCTAGATGCTGTAGCCGATCAGGCCATCCAAGGCATCCGGATCGCTTTCCAAGGCGAACAAGAGAAGCTCACCGGGGAGATCGCAGCCATTACGACCGCTGCCACGACTAGGTTCAACGAGAGTGCTGGAGGGTTCAAGAAAGGTCTGGACGAGAGTGGAGAGTCTGCTCTCCGGTTCGCCACCTTCATCTCCAACGCCCAATCGGCCATCTCTCAGGCCGGAGAATCGCTCGGTCAGCTCCAGCAGGATCTCTTCAAGACCAATCAGGAGTTTGAATCTGCCGGGCGTGCTAGAGGCTTCGGCGGCTTTGCGGGTCAAGTGGAATCCTTGTTCAGTGAGGCGGCCGTGCAGTCTGCCGAGCGCCTTCGCTCGATCCAAGACGCCTTGGCGGATGCCACTCGGAACCGGGTAGAAGCCACCCGCGAGCTAGGTGTGTCCGAGGAGCGCTTGGCGGCCATTCAGGCTGCGGTCTCCTCCGACGTGGGTCAGCGCGACCGTAATATCAGAGCGCTAAAGCTCACCGAGGAAGAGGGCAAGATCGCCAACATTCTCAAGGACGAGCGAGTCCTTCAGGATGCCATCGTGGCTGGCGAGGAGAGTTCCCTACAACTCGCTAGGGCCAAGGCTGCCGTTTTGGCAGCCCAACAGCTCCCGGCCCTCCAGCGCCAGAACGAGCTGGCTCGGGGCCAGGCTGACGCTGAACGGGCCACCGCAAACGCCCTTGAGCAGCACGTCGGAGCCCGACGCCTGGCTGTCGTCCAGGCCCAGAACGAGCTCAACCTCGCCCGTCAGGAGGCTGCCCAGCGCCGACGGATCGCCGAGCAGGAGATCCAGTTCCTCGTCCGGCAGGCCGCAGGCGGCCTGAGGGCCAGGGCCGGCACCCAGGACCCCGCCGAGCGCGCCCGCCAGACCGAGCAGCTTGCGGCCATCCGAGACCAGATCGTAGGTCTCCAGCAGCAGCTCGACATCGAGAACGAGATCGCCAGGGCCAAGGAACGCCAGCTCGCGTTCGCCCTCCGCCAGGCCCAGCTCGCCGAGGAAGGAACCCTCGCTGCCGGGGTCCGCGCGGGGTTCGAACAGCTCGCCGACGAGCTCCCGACCCTATTCGAGGCCGCCCGGAACATCGTCACGAGCGTAACCCAGCAGCTCACGTCGGCGATCTCGAGTGCGGTAATTCAGGCGTTTGACCCTCGGGTGCAGCAGGACTTCGCCACCAAGGTTGGAGAGCTCCTGCTCTCGATCGCCCAGACCTTGTTCGATCAGGCCCTACAGTCCCTTATCCAGGGGCTCATCCAAAGCTCTGTCACCGAGCAAACCTCGGCTGCCACCGCCGCAGCCACCCGAACGGCCAGCGCTACGGCCCTGATCACGGCTGCCCAAACCGAGCTGGCTCTAGCCCAGGCTGCTGCCGCTGTCAGGGCCGCTGCCTCTGTGGGTGGTGGAGGCTTCTCCCAGGGCGGCATAGTCAAGGGGTTCAACCAAGGCGGGCTCGTCCCCCGGATCGAACGGGCTGCCACCTACGCACACCGCAAAGCCAAGGGCTTCGCTCGAGGCGGCAGGCCGGCTGGGATCTCCCCCAAGGATACGATCCCGGCCTGGTTCCAGCCCGGGGAGTTCGTCATCCGCAAGGCCGTCGTGGACAGCCTCGGGAGCGGGTTCTTCAACGCCGTCAACTCCGGGAACTTCGCCTCGCCTCCCCCGGCTGCCGCGCCCTCTGGCGAGGCTGGGATGGCGTCCGGCGGCTTCGTCAGGGACCGCACCCCTACCCTAAACCGGATCGAGTCCGTCAGAGACCGTCAGGCCGTCGTGGTGCCGGTCCAGGTGGCAGGGGAGCGCGAGTTTGATAGACTACAGGCCGGTGGCAAGAACGCGATGCTGCGCTTCATGCGCGAGAACGCCACCACGATCAACAACCTGCTGAAACGGTGAACTATGGGACTTGTCTGGACTGAAGGCTTCGAGACTCATACGAACTCCGGTCAAGTGAGCCGAAAATACGCCTCTTCGAGCGGCGTCTTCGTGACGCAGACTGGACGAGTTTTTGGCACCGCAGGGAGCATCAACGGCACTGTCCTTATCTCTCAAAGTTTCTCTACCGGCCTAGCGGATACCGTAGGGATCGCCTTCGGCCTGCGCCTGAACACCCAGGTCTCTGGCCTGAACTCCGGCTCTCAAGGGATCTACATTGAACGAGGTTCTTCCGAACAGATCCACCTTGAGATTGTCAGCAACGCCGGGTCCTTTGAGCTTCGGGTCATGCGCGGAGCCACTCAACTCGGCATCACCACGGAAGCCTTCGCTTACGCGGCCTGGCACCACTTCGAACTCAAGGCCACCCTGCACACGAGCACGGGAGCGTTTGAGCTGCGGCACAATGAGGTAAACGTGCTCTCCGGCTCTGGCGTGAACACCGCCGGCTCCGGAAGCAACCAGGCCGACATCTTTGCTTTGCGTTTCACCACGATCAGCGCTAACTGCCAATTCGACGATTTCGCCGTCTGGTCCTCTGCCGGTGGTGTATCGCCGATAGACTTTATCGGCGACTGCGTAGTGGAGGGCATCGCACCCAACGCCAACGGCACTACTATCCAGTGGACGAACGACGCAGGCTCAGGTTTGAACTTCCAAAACGTAGATGATGCCGGAGTATCCGCTCCCGATGATGTTGGAGTTGGGGGAACCAATAGCTCTGACACGAACGGCCAGAAGGATCTCTACGCCTATACTGACCTGACCCAGATCAACGGAACAATCATCGGAGTAGCCGCATACACGCAGCTAGCTATGGCTGCCGCAGGAAGCCGTCAGGTAAAGCTGCGATTCCGTGATGACGGGGGCACCGAGGGCGACGGCGCTACACACACTGTAACCTTGACTACTTTCGTAGAGAAGATAGACATGCTCAACGTGAATCCCGCCACAGCCGCCGCTTGGGACGTTACTGACATCAACGGCGGCGAGTTCGGAGTTGAGGTAGTCTCCTAATGGCGCTCCGCTGGATCGAGGGATTCGAGGGCGCTCGGAACACGACTATCCAGGAGCGCATCTACGAAAACACTTCTGGCTCAATCGTTAGCTTGAGCAACAACGGGCACAGGGGCGGGAGCGCAGCCCAGTCTGACAGTTGGATCGGGACCACTCCCGATCTGTTGGGTGGAGCCGCCGACGAGAACACCTGGATAGTCAATTTTGCATTTAGGACTGCCGCTCCCACCGGGCTCGACACTTCCCAAACCCTGATTCCTTATGTAGCCCTAGCGAGCGCTGCTGGCGAACAGGTCCGTCTTGAGTTCGTGTCTATGAACGACTCTAGGCCCGGCGGGACTTACTACTGTCTCCGGGTCATGCGGGGCGCTACGGAGCTGGCCACTTCCACGCTTTGCTTCCCTGCGATGGACGACGATCGCTCTTGGGTAGACTTTGAATGGAAAGTCACGGTCAGGACCGGCACGGACGGCAGTTTCGAGCTCAAGTATACAACCTTGACCGGGGCGGTCTCCCAGACAATGACCTGGGATGCGTCCACCACCGGGATCAATACGGCCAACCAAGGTGCTGACGGGGCCGACCGCGCCACCTTCTCATTCGCCACAGGGAATCCTGCCGATGACGTAGTCTTCGACAACATTCTGATCTTGGACTCCACCGGAACGATCAACAACGACTATCTAGGGCCGATATACATCGACGCCTTGGATCCACAAGGGAACGGGGACACAGTCGAATGGGATTTGACCGGCGGTGCGGCCTCTCTGGAAGACGCCTGGAACGAGGGCGCTACTACCCAAAGCACCGTAGAAGATGATAAGGCGGTGTCCACCGATGTCACTAGCGAGATCGAACTAGCCACGATGACCGATCTGCTGCTCCTCGGCGAGACTACGATCGTCGGGATGCAAGTCAGGATGTACGGTCGGATGGAAGCCTCAGGCACCCGAGACATCCAGTTCTTCTACCGCAAGACTACCGGCACCCCCGCGCAGGTGGGGACCTCCATCGTGACAGTGCCCGATACATCCATGATCGGCTTCGCCGACACTCAGGAAGAGGACCCCAATACCGCCGCAGCTTGGGTTCCGGCAGACATCAACGGGGTGCAGTTGGGAGTACGCCTCGACGCTTGATAGCTAACCGAGGGAGGCATGGTTAGCGCACGGATATCAAGGCAGTCGGCGGAAGTCGTCAGCACGACCGAGCAGAAGGTCGGCGTCCACCGACTAGACGCCGAAGTGGCGGGCCGCGCGGCAGAAGCCTCCGCCGGCTCCGTCCAGGTCTCTCGACAATCTGTAGAGGTCGTAGGCAAGTTTGCGGCCACTGTCAATGTCAGTCGAGTCAACGCTGAAGTAGCCGGGATCGCAACCGAAGCCTCCGCTGGGTCTGTCCAGATCACGCGCCAATCTGCTGAGGTCGTGATCTCCAACAACGCCTCGCCAATCGTCTCTCGTCTTGACGCCGAGGTAGCCGGCCTGGCTGCTGCCGCCTCCACTGGATCTGTTTTCATCTCGCGCCAGTCGATCGAGGCGGTTGCCCGGCGGGGCTCCTCCGGTCCAATCACCGTTCTAGCTCTGGCTAACGACAGCGAAGTCTTCCTGCACGACTGGGCGGATCAGCTCATCCTTCGGTCCTCCTACCTAACCGACATCTCCACGAGCCCGACATCCGCCGCCGAGTCCCGCAGGAGTCTCGCGCTCAAGCCCGAGCGGGCTATGGAGCTAACCTGGCGTCAAACCAAGGAAGAGTTCGACGAGAACGACTTCTCGCGGCTCGACCGGGTCTTCGTCTATCTCCGCCGCATCACCGATCAGCGTTTCCAAACCCCACTCTACTGCGATCTCCGGGAGCTCAACCAGGCGTACCTCAGCACCGACGATACGATCTTCCTGGACACTTCCAGGGGCCGCTGGTTCCAAGGCGGGCGAATCGTGATCGTCCAGCTTGACTTCTGCGGTAAGTACGAATCCAGCACCTACCACATAATCAACGATCTTGAGGACGACCGGCTCATCCTGGATGCCCAACTGGGCGTGGCCGTGCGTTCGGGATCTATCGTGATGCCGGTGCTCGACTGCGAAGTCACCCTGGACGCCGAGATGCGGCTCCTGAATGGCTGCCTGGGTGAGGTATCGCTGACTGTGAACGAAGTGGCCGGGGCTTCACAACTCCCGCCTACTCGCAGCGATATCCCGGCTGGGATGGCCTCGTTCAATGGCTATCCGATACTAGATGTCGATCCTGACTGGAGCGACGGGGTCAAGATCGGCCGATCTCGCCCGGGGATCGAGTTCAGCTCGGGTAGGAGCCGGGGAGTGTCCACCTACGGCTTCCGATCCGCCCAGACCCACGAACTCAAGTTCCTGAACGAGCGCCCTGAATACTGGAACCTGGTCGAGCTTTTCGACACCCGTAGAGGTCGCGCCCGCTCGTTCTATCACATCGACCACGATCACCTTCTCACCCCGGTCTCGATCAGCACCGTAAACGTCGAAGTGGAGGAGTTCGGTGATCTGGACGACTTCAAGGAAGAGTTCGAGGGCGGGTACGTGGGGATCAAGATGCTGAACGGCGATCACTACGTCCGGGAAGCCGTCACCATTCAGCTACTAGGCGGAGCCTACCGGATCACCGTCAGCCCCGCCCTACCGGCCGGCCTCCTGATCGGCAACGTCGTACAGATCGCCCGAGCCCGTTTCAGCCGATTCGACTCAGACGAGATGGAAGAAAGGTGGTATCATGCCGGCCTGGCTGAAACGTCGTTCAAGATCCGAGAGACCCTAGAAGAAAAGAACGTCGAGCTATGACGCGGGCCCTAGCTAAGCCGGAGAAGGAATCCTATCTCCTGGTCGAATTCCGACACGGAGAGGATGCTGGCTCCTCCGAGCGCTATACTGACTTCCAGCAGGACACGATCGGGTTCACGTCTACCCCCCTCATGGAGGTAGACATCCCCGACAACACTGGGACGTTCGACGAAACCGAAACTAAGATCATCCTGCCGATCGATGCCTTCACCGACCGACTGAGCGACGGCCTGCCGCACTCTCCGACCTACGTAAAGATCGAGGAACGCACCCAAGGGTTCGTGTCTGGGGATGAAGCCTCCGTTCTGATCCTCTTCCGTGGCCAAGTCAAGCGCGTCATCCGGAACTACCAAGGCCGCACCAACATGGTTGCGATCTTCGCGGTCCCTGCCAAGAGCCGCCTGAACGTGCCGCTGGGGCTACAATGCAACCACCACTGCGAGCGCCGCCTGTTCAGCCCAGGTTGCGGCCTGTTGCAGGTTAGCTTTGATCAGCCTGGGGAGATAGCCTCGATCGACGGCAAGGAAGTGACTATCGTTGCTAATGCAGCCATCGAGAGCCCCACCGCCCCGGGCGGCACTAACGACCGTTTCTGGGAGCGTGGCTACCTGGAAAAGGACGGCCTGCGAATCGGCATCCACATCTGGACGATCGCCGATCCCAAGGTCTTCGTTCTCAGGAAGCGCCCGCCGGCAGACTGGATCCTGGCGGGAACTGGGTCTGTCCTGTTCGTCCCGGGCTGCCACGGCACGATCGAGGATTGCCGAGACGTTTGGGACAACGAAGAGCACTTCCTTGGATTGGGCTACGCCATGCCTGATTACAGCCCCAACATCGAGAACCCGACTGGCTGCGGATGAAAACACTGAACGCAGTCTGGACTCCGATCGATCTGGAATATGTCTCCAGCTTGAAACGCCTCGAATTCATTCTGGCGGGTTGGGAACGAACGCCTTACATGAGCGGACAGCGCCTCAGGTCTGTTCAAGCCGATTGTATTGGATTCGCCCTGGGAGCCATCGATGACGCCGATGGCCGCAAACGCGCCTTGGGTCCAAAAATTCCAGCCGATACGGCCTTCCACGATCCCGAGCGAGCCTTCCAATCCGTGCTGGATCTGCGCCGCGCCTATCAGCCGAACATCGAAGTCAAGAACGGCAAGCTCCAACCTTTCGACATCGCCGTGGTAGGCCCCGCCAACGGGGGCCCGGCTCATGTCATGTTGGTGGGGGTGCGGCCCAACACTCTCTGGCACACTACCCAAGGCGTCGGCGTGCATCAGACTGGCTGGGCTATACACGCCGGGCACGACAGGTTGATCGCGGCATACCGGATGATGGACCGCTGGCGTTGGGTGCCTCTATGCAACTCCTAAGAAAACCCACCTTCAACAGTCGAACCGGAGCCGCCCAGCTTGGAATCATGGCGATCTCCATCGGGATCTCCATCATCGCGCGCAAGCTCCTCGAGAAGCGCCGGAAGACGCCCTTCGACAGCGACAAGCCCACCACGCTTTCCACCCGAGGCTCCTATGTGCCCTGGTACATCGGGGTCCGCGAAGTAGGTCCGGTGTTCGCATGGGCCGGCGATCGGGAGAAGCGCAAGGAAAAGGTCCCCTGCGGAAAGGGAAGCCTGCTCACCCCGAAGCAGGATGTCTGGTATGAGGCCGGCTGGCACCAGATCGGGACCGGGACCATCTCGGCGCTCCTGGCGATCAAACAATCCGGTCGGGTCATCTTCCGAGGCCCCATCACGCCCGGCTCCCACCCGTCGGGCTCTACGGTGGATCTTGGATCCGAAGGCGCTTTCACGGTCTTCTGGGGAGAGCTAGACCAGCCTATAAACACCTTCCTCGGCGATGTGAACCGGGTTGGGATCTCCTCGCGCTGGAACGACTGCGCCTACTTGGTTTGGAGTCCCAAACGGCTCGGGCAGCAGCCCACCTGGCCCATTCTGACCTATGTGGTGGCTCGCCGGCCCAGCGGGGCGTTCCTGACGGGATCTGATTCCTGGTACAACGCCACCGGCACTCTCAGCGGCCCCACCTACCCGATCGTCGGATCTCTCTCCAGCGCCAACGAAGACATTGGCTACCTGGAAGTCGAGGGCGACCGCTCACAAGAGTTCAAGGTCAGCTTCGACATCAACGTCTCTGGCAACTCCCTGGCAAACGGTGACTACGAGGTTCTCCGGACCGAGCTGGTACAGGTCCAGGTGGCCACCACTATCCAGGGCATCCCAGTCTACGAGACTCACACGCGAGTCTTCCTGGTTGGAGGAACCCTCGGGGCCAACTCCTCTGGAAACATCCAGACCTACGTCTTCAACAACGATGACGGAGCCAACATCGCGCACGCCTGCGCGGACATGCTTTTCGACGCCTGGCCGCTCGGCCTCGAGCTCGATCCCGCCGGGCTGGAGCCCTGGAGCATCCTGGCTCTCGAGGCTTGGGCGGCCGAGGCCGAGACTCTGGGCCTGCGAGCGTCCCTGATCTCCGTCGATGGGGAGAGCTGTGACAACGTCTTCGGCCCCGCCCTCCAAGACCACGGGGTCATGGTGCCTATCAACACCCTAGGATCAGGGGAGATCACCTTCAAACTCATCCGAGAGCCCACTGGCACCCTAGCCAACGTGCTAGAAGACCACTTCTCGGGTAGCGCGCCCGAGCGCGAGACCAGGCACGGGGAGCCTGAGGTAAACAAACTCGTCTTCAAGTTCACCGACAGGGATCACAACTTCGGTGACAAGACGATCATGGTGAAGGACGACGGATCTATCAGCTACGTCGAATACAATCGGCCCAGAACCGTGCCGATTGTCTCCGTCGTCAACTTCGACTCCGCAGCCATCCTGGCGGAGCAGCGCTCCCAGGAAGAACTCGGAGAGGCTGCCGCCTTCACCCTGAAGCTGAACCGGGGCACCCGGGAGTTCCTACCTGGCGACGCGATCGTGGTGGAGACCTTCGACGAGGTTCTCCGAGTGCTCGAGGTAGGGATAGACCCACTCTCGGAGGAGAACAAGATCAAGGTCATCCCCGACAGCTACGGGGTCCGGAGGAGCGACTTCGTCAACACGGACGGGGGCGGGTCCTCGACCGTCCTGGATCCTGAAGAGGACATCTTCCGGGGCCTCGAGACCCCCGAGCATCTCCTCACG